GATCACGATATGCAATCTAACTGTAGAATAAATATTCCAGTAATGAATTGCGAAAATAGTGAGACTAGGTTTTTTACAGTAAGTGAAGAACCGGTTAAGGTATTACAAAAAAACGGAATACCATTATTAAAATTGAATCCGTTAGCCTGCTTACAAGTTGATAAATTCGAGCTTACTAGACCTGTCGTGTTTAGAAATGATCAACCGCATCAAGTTGTTAGTTATAATGAAATACAACCACGTGTATCGTGTACAATTGGGTTTCATGAAAATCTAGAATTTTTATTTGAATAATATGACAAAATATTGTGTTGATCTTGATTTACCTATACCATTGTTTAAATCTACATTGGCTCCGTTTGAATTTTTAAAAGAAAACAATAAAAATTTATCTAGACATTACCAACTTGACAGAGATCTGTTAAGTGATGATATCATTGCATTTTTTGCGGACCATGGATTTATAGTTACGTTTGTTGATATTTTTTACCGACCTGCAGGAGTAGGTAGTCGCATACACAGTGATACAGAAAAACGTGGTGATTATGCCAAGTTAAATTGGGTGTATGGCGGAGAAGGAAGTATCATGAATTGGTATACGCCCAACCAAAATGAAATGGGTATTACCGATGAAACAGTTGTTTCAACTTATGCTGTGTATTATAAGCCAGAAGAGGTTACATTAGCGCACAGTCAAATAATAGGAACTCCCACTCTTGTGCAGGTAGGTGTACCACATAGTGTTGACAATAATGTCATTGCTGACAGGTATTGTGTCAGCATAGCTTATAACTATACGGAACCTAGAAATCGTCCTACTTTTAATGAATCATATGAAATTTTTAAAAATTACGTTAGATAATCAGGGAAATACTTTATGTTTACTAAACTTGTGATAGTAGGTGATAGTTATTGTGCTGAGAGATATCAAGACACCGATTGGCCTTTATTTTTAGCAAATAAATTAAAAGTACCGTTGTATGGATCGGGATATGGAGGAAGACCATGGTGGACTACTCGACGTTGGTTGATTGAAAACTCCTCGTTGCTTGATAAACAAACATTAGTTATCGTATGCCATACAAATTATAGTAGACTGCCTTCTATTTTGGATTTTCCTATTAATCCAGGATTGTTACGGTCAGAAATTAATTCTGACAAATCAGATATAAAGCACCTTGAGCCAACAGGAAAATTACACAGGCTGGTTAAAGATTTTTATGAATCTGATTTATATGTAGTTGACTTTTATAAATGGGCAAAAGCACAATGGTTGACAGAATTAAACGTCATGTCAGAAAATTTTTATCGGTTAATTCATATAAATTGCTTTGATGATTACGATCATGTGCCCGACCGTAATTCATGTGCTATACAGATTTCTGAAGAGTTGACTTCATTATATAAAGCATCGCAGAAAGAACTTATCCCACATACCGGCGACCCATCTAATGGCAATTACGGTCCAGATATGAGACGGAATCACTTTAGAGAACACAATAATATAAAACTAGGTGAAGGCATTGCTGATATAATCAGCAAGTCAAATTATGAAGTTATAAACTATCTTAATAATGTAGACGAATGGGATTTCACTCCTGTGGAATTTATTCCATCTGTACCGCCTACTAAATGGAAGATGCCATGGCAATAAGTACAGCCGTTTTTATATAGTACCAGGATCAGTTAATCCTAACTGTGAAAATCCCCAGGCTCGCTCGTTGCACCCGTTGCATTTATGGCAACGACCTACTTTAAACTTGTTACAAGTATGTGTAATGTAAAATAGGTCTTCTTGTTTGCATTGTATGACTAGATCTATTATATGTGTTTTGTTTAGATCTTTAAGTGGTGTTTTAAATCTTTTAGTTTCTTTAGCTTCGGGAGGAGTCCATCCTACCATATGTGCAGGCTGTTGTTCAATTACGCCACAATACGTTAGGTCAAACCCAAGATCATATGCGTGTAATACACCTGACTTGACTTGCCGATCATCTGGTAGTGAAGGATTTCCAACTATAATAGCATCCTGCTTGATTAAGTTAAATTTCTCATTCATGTTTGCCACTACTAGCTTACTAAAGTATTCAGATCCTTCTGAACGCATAATAGATATAGGCCGTATGTCATGCCTATAACCTGTGTCTTTATTTTCCTGCAACATTAAGTAATACAGTATAGCACTATCTATGCCGCCACTGATAAGGACTGCTATCTTAGTTCTTTCTTCTGGAAGTTTTAATTTAAGGGTACGTTGGTTACCAACGGGGCCGCACGTTATAATCATAATTTTATTTATAACTATGCCGTGGGCCCGTTACCATTTTTAAAACCAACTGCACCACCTTCTTCTTCAATTCGTTTGACAACATCTTCAAACAAGATTGGGGCAAAGTCTGTCTGCTCAACACAAACACAGTGGTACCTGGTATCAATCTCTGATTCACTGTAAACAATCTCACCAGTGGGGTAATTAATACCCTTCGCCCGCATAACACGATTGGAATGAAGATGACCGTGGATGTTAACACCAAAACGACCAAGGCTTGATTCATGTAGGGGAATATGACTAAGAATCATTCCGTTAAGTACATGGTACGCCCGAAGCTCACGAAAGTGTTCACGGTATTCGTCATCACGGAAGATATCGTGATTGCCACGAATAAGAACCTTGTCACCATTGAGACGCCGCATAATACCAAGTGCCTTTCGGTTAATAACCACATCACCAAGATGATATACTTTGTCATTTGGACGAACAGTATCGTTCCAACGCTTAACCATTTCTTCATCCATTTCCTCTGCGGTATCCCATGGACGAAGCTTGGTCTCACCGTCACTACGCATGAAACGGCATACACCTGCGTGTCCAAAGTGCGTGTCGCTTACCAGAAATACTCCAGGCATATCGTTCTCCTATCTAAAAATATATTATAACATAAGTCAAATAAAATAGCAATCAAAGTTTGTTGAACTAGTGAATTATTGTGGGTTTTTTGTACTATTTTTGCGATTAAGATAATCATCAACTGCTTTGTACACCAATGTACCATAGCGTTTTAAAAGTGTACGCTCTTGATAGTTATTTCTATCTCTGAAATAATCACCAAGATAGTTTTGTAAATTTGCCATTGTAGCTGTATCAGCTTTGGCATCTGGCATATTTAATTTATTATCTTTGATAAATTTTGCTGCGGCTTGGTTAGCAAACGCCGTCATTTCTTGTGGACTAGCTCGAAATATTCTATAGTTTTCGGGATTATCAAGTGCTCCTGGTGTGTCTACCATTTTCGTAAATTCTTTCTTATTGGGTACTTCTTTTGTCTTTATATAACTGCCGTAATCGGTACCACTATCAGGTACGCCCTTGGATATTTGTGGCATATGCTGTCGAGCATGAACTAGTTCATGTATAAAGGTACTAGCGCAATTGTCAAGCACCGGAATAGGGGTATCAAACAAAGTTTTTTTAAAAGTGTTTATAATCTTTTTTGCAGTTTTTGTATAATCAAACGGGTCGCCGACTCTATTGGCCACCACTGCTTTTGTCCATCTAGCCCAAATCGGGTTTGCTATTCCATTAATATACGCAATGTTTAATCTGACTTCCAACAAGTAACATTCACCGTTGGCATCGGCTAACGGTTCAAAAATAACGTCAGATACCGGCACTTTCATTTTATTGACAGCTAGCTTTTTTAATTCTTTCTCGCACTGATCTTTTATCAATCCTGCCAGTTCAACTGCTTGTCTTACCGAACCAAATGTTTTTGTCTGTGCTATATCTGCTTTCATCGCCGGGGTAATAGCCACTGTGGCCAGGGCAGTACATGCAGTCAAAATACCTTTTTTCATGGCATTTTCGGCATCATCAATATATCTAGTGTAGTTGATAGCCTCATCAACAGTTTGTTCTATCTCATATAATCTCATGATGGTTTATATTCACCTAAGTCAATAATTTGTTGTCCTGGCCTAGGGTAATGTTTAGCGATAATAGTCTGCGGATTTAGTTGTCTATATTCTTCTATATTGTCAATCACATATTTCATTACTGGCCACGCTTTTTCACCCCCAGTAACTTTGTATTGTGGCAATGTCTTGTCATCTATGTTGTTCACATACCACACATTTTTGAATGTGCCATGTTTTGGTTTTTGTTCAGGCTGTCTATGCTCTGGTGCAGTACCTTTTTCCATGGCAAATAAGTATCCACCACGAGCCATGGCATCTTGGTACTTGGGATCTTTTATTATATCATCATGCGGAACTACATGCCACCCTAAATCTGGAGTTATTCGTTTAATTAATGTGTCATAGGCTCTAGCACGGCTTTTTTCGTTTGCTGTTAATGTAATAGTATGTAATTTGGGATTATTGAATACAAACTCTGTTATTCCTTGTATAACTGTGGCAAATATTTGATCTGCGTTTCCGAGCCCAGTTATTCTAAATTCACGATCCACATTAAAAGCTATGTCAACATATCCAGTGGCTTCAGGCGTAAAATGTATTTCTATCTCACGCCCAGACGGTAATTTAGACCTAGCAATACTAGGATTAACCCAAGTTATAGGTTGGGCAAGTTTTTTGTCAATTAGCTCTGATAGGAATTCTGTTGCTCTCATAGCTTTATTTATGTGCTGCATTGTTTGGTAGCGAAGAGTGGATTCGAACCACCGACCTTGTGAATATGAGTCACCTGCTCTAACCAACTGAGCTACATCGCCATGGTCCGGCCAGCAGGAATCGAACCCACAATAAGGGAGTAGAAATCCCTAGTTATATCCATTTAACTATGGCCGGATTATTATATTGAAACACACTCTGGCTACGTCCGATAAGACCTAGCGTTGGCATGCCTACTTAAATGTGCTTCAATATAATAATATGGTGTGACCGGAGAATTTCGAAATCTCGACCTTGGCGTTAAAAGCACCCTGCTCTTCCTCTGAGCTACGATCACATTAAACTATTATAGTTGAACTTCAATTAATTGTCAACTGGGGTGTAGGACGGAATTTGAATCCGCATAGGCAAGATCCACAATCTTGGGCTTTACCGATTAAGCTACCTACACCATTGATTGGTCCACCCTCCTGGTTACGCTCCAGACTATCCAGTTCTTCAAACTGGCGCTTTCACTAGATTAGCTTAGGGTGGTAATTTAAAAACTTAATGACATTATAACATATAAGTAGTAGCATGGCTAATATTATAATTTTTGCTGATACCACAGCCGATGATATAGTTTTTCAACCAAGTCATCCAAAACTGGGGAGACGTTCTCCAAGTAAATCTATCGGTGCATATCGAGTAGCAACTGAAATAAGAAAAGTAGGATTTACTTGTCAAGTAATACAATTAGTTACAGCATTTACTTCGGAAGAACTATCACAGGCATGCAACAAATTTATTGGCTCGGATACTGTGGCAATTGCTTTTAGCACATCGTTTTGGCTTAGGGTTCGTTTTAAGGTTATAGGAAATCTTGTTTCACATATTATTAGTCAAGCCAAACATATAAACAACAATATTCAAATACTATTTGGTGGGCCAAACGGTGTAGATTTATTGGAGAGTGTTAAAAATGTAGACGCTGTATTTTTAGGATATAGTGAAAAACAATTTACCGACTACATAGTATCTATACGTGATAAAACTACAATACCTGTACCCACAAGAAAACAAGATAACACGTTAATATATGATGTAACTGCATCAGATAAAACATTTAACTTTTGTCGTTGCCAAATTATATACCAACCAGAAGATTGCGTTGATCCTGGCGAATCAATTACGCTAGAAGTGAGTAGGGGTTGTATTTTTAAATGCAAGTTTTGTGCCTATCCATTGAATGGTAAGAAAAAATTAGATTTTATTAAAGATTATGATGTACTGACCGAAGAGTTAATATACAATTATGAAAATTTTGGAATTTATAAATATCTGATAAGTGATGATACGTTCAATGATAGTAATGAAAAATTAGCACATCTACATAAAATTTTTACTTCGTTGCCATTTAAAATTTATTTTGCATGTTATCTCAGACTTGATCTATTACATGCACATAGAGATCAAGTTAGGTTGTTAAAAGAAATGGGGCTGCGTGGTTGTCATTTTGGAGTAGAATCATTTCATGATCGGGCTGCAAGTTCGATAGGTAAAGGACTTGGTGGGGTTAAATCTAAAAAATTTTTGCAAGAATTAAAAAATGAATTATGGGGCGATGACGTCAAGATTAGCATTAGCGTAATAACTGGGTTACCGCACGAAACCTATGAATCATATATGGAAACTAAGCAATGGATTTTGGATCCCAACAATCTAGTGGATGGGGTTCGCATCTTTCCATTATTGTTGGTTAATCCGATACATGATAATTTACCATATAAGAGTGAGTTTCAACTAAATGCCTCAAAATACGGATATTATTGGCCTGATCCAAAACAACCACGAATATGGAAAAATTTATCTAGTCCAATCAAACATTACAGTGAAGCAGAATCTCTAGCTCACGAATTAACGGAAGCAGCGCGGTCCGTGAACAGAGGAGAATTTGGCGGGTTTGATTTTCTCTTGACAGATTCCATGGTAAAATATTTCGATGATCCTCAGCCATTAGAAGAACAATTTAAAATGAATAGATCTGAATATATGATGTGGGTAGATAGAAATTACAAAAAAGCCACAGTTGATTATGTGCAAAATTATATCAATTCAATATTAAATTTATAATGGTAGGGGGTACCGGGTTCGAACCGATGACATTCTGCGTGTAAGGCAGACGCTCTACCAACTGAGCTAACCCCCTAATATGTGGCAGGAGATACAGGGTTCGAACCTGTGTATGACGGAATCAAAATCCGTTGCCTTACCAGCTTGGCTAATCTCCAACTGAACTATCTATATTTTTTACTTTGTTTTTTTGCCTGTACTGATTCGATCTTCATCAAATACTCTTTGGCATCAACACGCCCTTCTTGGATATCCAGCAGAACTTCTGACAACCGTGTAATTTTATCTGTGCCCAATCTATGGAATCGTAACTCCCGCATTTTGGCCGCAGCGATCAACACCAAGTCATAACGCTTATTGCCGACTTGTTCACAGCAAAGGTTGACATCGATAAGACTGGCTACTGTTTTGACTGACATATATTTCCTAAAGTTGAACTAAGTTAATTGGTCGGAGATGTAGGATTCGAACCTACGGTTTTCTGCTCCCAAAGCAGACGGATTACCAGACTTTCCCAATCTCCGATAGAGTTGTAAAACTATTTCCTACCTACAAACACGAACATTATAATACTGTCTGGTGTATCCATTCCACTGCGTTACATAAGAACAACGAACAGGTGGTGCCACATATACAGGCCTAGGTTGAACATACACCGGCCTTGTCTGAACATAATATGGATCAGCAACAATACAACCAGTAAGTACTAATGACGCCACACCAATTGCTAAAACTGCTTTCATGTCAACTCCTTGTTATAAAATGGTAGCGGAGGAAGGATTTGAACCAACGATCTCTAGCTTATGAGACTAGCGGGGACGACCAGACTCCCCTACTCCGCAACAGGCTTACTATACAAACATTATATATTGTATTGTATTTAATGTCAATTAATTGGTGGAGGATAACGGGATCGAACCGTTGACCTACTGGTTGCAAACCAGTCGCTCTCCCAGCTGAGCTAATCCCCCATTGGTCCATCAACATTATTTGGTGAACAAGCTGTTATCACTGCCACGCCCAGTTCATTCGGCAGGGGTACGTCATGATGACGATTGTACGTTCACTGACGGTTAGGAAAGGTAACCCGTGTGCATTTAACACTGCTCAAACAACTTGTTCACTTAATAATACTGGAGCGGGTGATCGGGTTCGAACCGACGACAATCACGTTGGCAACGTGGCGCTCTACCAGCTGAGCTACACCCGCATAACTTGTTTAATGAAACAGGTAAAGTATAAAACTCAATACGATCAATCCACTTAAAAACTTAATTGATGTATGATGAAATTCTCTAACTGCTTCTGGTTCTGTTTGGTATTCAATTATATATTCTTTCATAATGGTTGCACTCTTATAAAATGGAGCAGGGTAGGAGAATCGAACTCCTTTGACCAGCTTGGAAGGCTGGGACACAACCAATATGCCAACCCTGCTTTGGTGCGAAAGGAGGGACTTGAACCCTCAATCCATAAGGCGCAAGATTTTAAGTCTTGTGTGTATACCAATTCCACCACTCTCGCATGTTACTATTATATAGTGCTTTACTATTACTGTCAACTATTTTGACACTATCTTGGGATTATATTTGTTAAGAAAAATATCCCCGGGACACACACAACTAGGTCTAGGACAAGTCAAATACTCATCAAGCAAATTAAAATTTGAAATAGTCCCTAATAGTCTAGCATTACAAATTCCTGCTCTAACTTCACCGTTGGCGTATACACATATACCTTCACTACCCGCAGCACACCGCCAGTTATGAAAATAATGTAAACCTTCTGCCATAATTGTATTGGGAACAGCACGATTAATATCGCCATTCGAATAAACTGCCTTAACGTCCCATGCTATATTTGAATCTAGTTTGGTGGGGTAGCTTTTAATAAAATCTAATTGCTCGGATGTATATGAATACATATCTCTGTTAAACGTGTCTTGATCCTGTATAACTTTTGGAATGATAAATGGTTTGAATCTAACATCAACGTCATTAACTATTTCCATTACCGTATCCCACATACCCGGATGGCACATAAGATTAAACTGTATATCCACTCCATTGTCTTTTAAAAATTCGCATAGTTGATTGATTTTTAATTTTTTGGAGTCATAGTATTCTGGATGCAATGACAAAATTACTAGTTGTGGTTGTTTGGACAATGATTGCCACCAGCTGACGCTTCTAGCACCATTTGTTGTAACGGTAATAGTAGCGTAATCATGTAGGCGTTCAATTATGTCTGCGAATTTATTATGTAAGGTAGGTTCACCACCTGATATATTAACCACCAATCTCTTTTTAGTCTGTTGTTGTATAGCGATTAGCTTATCGAGAAACAAATCAATGTCACTATCACTCGGAAATAGAGGGCTATTTGCATATGCTCCAAGATTTAATGATGAGGGACAGTATGTACAATGCTGATTACAAAAATCAGTCAATATCCAATAGACAAATATCTCATTGTTTAAATTTTTAATCTCTATTAATTCTTTCATACTATCCTGTGTTTGGTGGGCTAGGAGAGACTCGAACTCTCACGCCTTTCGGCAATGGCTTCTAAGACCATCATGGCTACCGTTACATCACCAGCCCATTACTCATTTACTTCCATCCAAGAGTGATCTCCTAGATAACGAACCTGTATCAAATATTCATAATTTTCTGGAACGCCACTAGTCCAATCGGTTGGTGACATGGCGGTTAGTATAGTTACATCATTGCGTGTATCTTTAACTACCCAATATACATGACCCATGCTTAATTGAAACTCATATTTACAACTGTGTACTAAGTCAGTCATGTCTAATCGACGCTTAATATCTCCTGCTTGTCTTTCTAATACTGCTACTAGTTCCATTATTCTATCATATTCTTGTTGGGCAAACAAGCGGGCATTATTAATCATAATGTCTTTTTGTTGCGTAACTGGAACTAGATCAAACTTAGTACCACCAGCCTCAGTGGGGTAAGGCGTCACATTACGATTAAAGAACGGCACTACGGTGTTACCCATAGTACTGTCATAACTCTTACGACCTTTTGTGATGTTACTCATTGGCTGCCTTTAAACAATATATTAGATATTCTTGTTCGGTTATCCATATCCATTTTGAGTACTGAGTATCACCATATCCAACCCACTGCTGATATCTACGCCCCCACCGTAACCATATTACGCAGTTACTTTGAGTACACCGATGTGGTAACCAAGCAAAACACTTATCATAAACTGGAAATCGGGGCATCCACACATCTTCTTGCATGGTGGGATACATACTACGATCTAATGGCATTATTCGTTAACCACTTTCAAACTTTTAAATCTGTCAGCAGCATAACTAGCAGCAAAACCATGCGGTTTAACACGAGGTTCTACATTACAAGTACCACGAATGTATCCAATCGCTTGCGCTACTACATTACTACTTTTGAATTCGTCATCAGGATTAATATCAAGGTGCACCTCCACCACACGATTTTCCAGAACTTCTGCTAGTTTAAGATACAGTTCACTTACCTTAAACACTTCAGTCATTAGCCTAGTGTTAGGTTTGTCAACACGATCATAATCTCTTTCACGAGTTACCTCGCCAAACAGCTTACACCCATGTTTTCCATCTAAGTGAACAACGATAGCCGCCGTATAGTCAGCATACCACTGCGTACCTTTTTTAACTCGTTCTGAGTCAACACCAATATAAATTTTAGTGTCGGGACCTTGTTTATCTATGAACTCTTTGATTTGTGGTATGTTGAACTTCATTACGACCTCTTTGGTTATTTTGGCATCCCCCGAAGGATTTGAACCCTCACCAGCTGATTTGGAGTCAGATGTGCTGCCGTTGACACTAGGGAGATATATTACTACTATTTACTGTTGGTGCCTCGACCAAGATTTGAACTTGGGACTTCCACCTTATCAAGATGGCACTCTGACCAACTGAGTTATCGAGGCATTTCATTGGTGCGTCCGGAGAGATTTGAACTCCCAACCTCAAGTTTCGAAGACTTGCTTTCTATCCAGTTGAATTACGGACACAATATTTGGTACTCCTGGGTGGATTCGAACCACCGACGCTCCCTAATCTGGGGACATATGCCGGGTATAAGCCGGGTGTTTTACCGCTAAACTACAGGAGCAAATCTTTGGCAGTGAGTGTGGGATTTGAACCCACGGACCCTGGGGTTACCAGAGTCAACACCTTAGCAGGGTGCCGATTTAAGCCACTCATCCAACTCACTTTAAAACTTTGGCGAGTAGCAGAGGAGTCGAACCCCATCCCCATTACAGAGAACCCAGTTTTCAAGGCTGGTCGCAGGACCAACCCCGCTGCATTACTACTCTTTAAAACTGGTACTGCATACGGGTTACGATCCCGTCTGGTCACCTTGAAAGGGTGATGACCTCACCAGAAGTCGAATGCAGCATTACTTGGTGGAGGTGGTAGGGATCGAACCTACCTGCACAAGTGCCAGAGATTTACAGTCTCCTGTCCCACCGTTGGAACATCACCTCCGTTGATTTTTACTAAGTGTACTTCTTAACTGTAAGTATAGCACGGTCTCGGGCTACTTGTCTACCGCGACCATCTAATTTTAATTGATCTCGTGTTTTATGTTCAATATCGAAATCCGATTCTCCATTGTGCCACGCTGAGCCAATTAGCCAGCCACCACACCGAACAACTCCGGCCGAGTCTTTGAGTAATTTGAATGCTGCATCAAATGCCTGCTCAGATGTCATAAATTCATTCTTCCATGCACTATTTTCGCCTGGCTTTCGATCAACAGTATAACCATATTTTTCTGGATCACGTTCCAGGGCACTCATTAATGTTGTTTCTTTTTCAATGTCATTATAAGTATAGATTCCAAGGGCACTAAACTGCCAGGTTCTAAATAAGTTTGGATTATTTTTACAAAACTCGGCTGTTTTAAATGAATCATCTATTGTGTCGCCCGGCAGTCCTACAATAAAGCCTGCACTTAATTTAACTTGATTACTACCGCTAGTTAACATATTAAGTGCATGTAGAACCTTCTCAATGTTCATTCCTTTATTCATAACTTTTCTAGCATGGTTGTTCATGCTTTCTATTCCAACAAATCCACCTACTAGCCCCATTCGCAACAACTGCGGAATCATTTCGGGTTTGGTTACTAGTAACTCTGGTTTAAGATAACATTGAAATTCAAAGTTGGGTATCTTTGCTAATTCTATGGCTCGCTCAAGTCTATTTAACTTCTCCACACTATCATTGAATGTATCATCCATCAATGAATATCTGGTAGTACCAAACAATTCATAATTGCGACGAAGTTCGTTGCTTATGCTTTCAGGAGTTCTCATGTAAGATTCGTAATCTTTTGCTCCTTGAAACGGATGAGTACAGTACGCACATCTAAAAATACACCCCCTGCTGGCTTCCAATGGTATTGGTTGATGACTAAGAAAGTTATCTTCTGGTTTTAATACAGTTTCTATATCATCTGGATTTGCGATATGATGGAATTTATTACTATCCACCGTTTTTTTGCCATTGCTGTCAATAAAATACTTTAACTGATGTCCTGTCTTGCCTTCTAATAACATTAGAAATCTAGGAAAACTGTCATCGCTAAATCCACCAATATGCCAATCTGCTGCGTCATAAAGACCACGAGCACCTGGCATTCGTAATATACCATTACCACCTGCGACAATTTTTAATTTTGGATGTTTGGCACGAATTCTATTAAAAAAATCTTCGTTAATCCATTCAATGTCGGCATGTCCATTATGTGGACGATCTAGCCAAACTGTGCTGACGCCCAAAAATAATGTTTTATCTGTAATAACGTTGCTGAGTACTAGTTCTAGTTCTGCTTCCGTCATTGCAGTAGCACAATCAATAACTAAGTTATTGTATCCGAATTTTTCAGCAGCGGTACGTAATCTATATCCAGCAATATTTCTACCGGAAAGGTCGTTTCTACTGCCACATAAAATTATTCCATGATACATAATAGTTTTATTTATGACAGTTTAAATCCATTCAATTGTTCTGTAATAATCTAAACTTATGCCTTTTTTAATAGTGGCTTTGATCATTTGGTGATTCTTTGTGGAGACTATACTTCCGATTGAAAGCCCACCACGTTTTTTAATTGTTTTAATTAAGTAGTTGTGACAGATTTGATAAAATCCTTTCCCGCGAAATTCTGGCGCAGTAAATCCCAACATAATCCAACCTTCTTTCCTATCGTCGATATATTCATATACCTGTCCGGTTACGACTTCGGAGTGTGAATTCTCAATCCAAATTACACCACTGCCATTTCTAAATGGCATTCCAGGTAAGGCCATACCACTTTGCAAAATTTCAAGATAACATTCAAACATTAACTCAAGTGGTGGCACAGCGACTAATGTATCGCTGTGCCATACTGTTAACTCGTCGTCATCTTTTACAATCGTGTCTATTATTTGTTTCATATATTACCTTATGTAAACTTGGCCCTCGTCCTGTGGATTCTAACCACAGCTTAAAGTGTAGTCAAACACCCGACCATAACACTGGATCTCAACGAGGATAACTTTGGCGACCAATATGGGTAACGATCCCATCGATATCCCGCGTGACAGGCGGGCGACCACACCATGCAGTCCCATTGGCCTAATTCTTTATTACCATATTGAAATATATTAAATCTCTTGCACCGTCAAACGCAACTTCGCCCAGTTGACGCTGGACCGCCTTCTTCTTGTTGGCGTTTAATACACTTCAATATGGTAACAGTCCATCCAAGCAAGGGCGTGTGACCATTGCACTTGGACAGGGTTACCATATTGAAATACACTCCGCTCGTTTCCTGGTTTATCAAATTTATACCACCAGAATGTACTTCAATATGGTGTAGGCTACCGAATCCCTTCGGCCCCTACCGGAGTTGTCTACCCTGTCCGTCTGATTATTCTCTATGAGTATGGGCATGTTCAGCAACACCCTACGATTTTTTCAGGCTCCCGACAGAGGGACTCTAAGGTAGATCGTAAGCACCCTTAACTTTATCGTGGAGTTAATTCACGCCCTGTTAATAACGGCTAGGGACGCCGGGATTCCTATAAGTGAATGCTATCTGCTATTATACTATAGCCACCATTGTCATTAGTTGTATTGTCTCGTTATGGACAACAATAACCCTATTGTCGTTTGCTTTTATCGCTGAACTCTTATACAAGGGCATTGGCCAATGCTGATCTTGCTTTCGTTTCAGGCAACAGTTTAGATCGCGCTAGCTAGACGGAGGATCCATCGCCTGTGCATTTTCCAAGTGAACACTGGAATTTTCCAAAACAATACAACTAATAACAACTAAGTGCTTTCTCCCTGCGGCGGTAACTATAGCATAGAGAAGTTGACTAACTATGCCTTCCATCCGCTTCACCGACCAAGGAGAACTCTCGTGTGCAAACGCCGGTTAGGTTAGACCGCAGCTTTCGCTGGAGCAGATTCTTCATCTCCGTTACCAGAGGTAGACCCTTGCTCGAACCACCCGTAGCCATCACAGCTACTTCATCGTCTGGGCTCAGACTAGGCACTGATTAGGTTGCCGTGGACTTTTTGCTTACGCAATATTGAAGTGTATTACACGATATGACCTCTGCAATGCTATTGCTAATTCGGGACTAGTTCGTGTAATACACTTCAATATTGCGTCTGTTTTTTAAAGAACGTTTACTGCATTTCTTACTATACAAACATTATAGCTGTAGTTGAATTAACTGTCAACTACTGTGCTAAAATACAACAATTGGAGGTGAGGGTCGGAGTCGAACCGACGGTTTTCCGGATTTGCAATCCAGTGCAATGGACCACTCTGCCACCTCACCTTATATTATACCATTTTACACATTCCCGTTATCGCCAGGAACTTATCATCCGGTATTCCGCCCACATTAATAGTAGCATGTTTAAAGTGCGCTACAGGCTCGCGTTACCCATCACACTCACTACAAAAACAAAAAACCCTGGAGTATTTCTAGTCCAGGGTCCTTAAAGTTTACGATGTTAGCTATTGCTTAACCATCACATCCTTCTCGAACCCCACTATACTCCTTGCCTGTTTCAATCATATTAAATACTGAATCATTTCCTGAGCGTAAGGCCACCACTGGACTCCAGCATAATGCTAGTGTCTGGGGCAACTGATACGATATGGAATGGCTTGTGTTTTTCATGTTAAGTTATTTTAATGCTAAGTGATTTAATTGTCAACTTCTTTTTAGGAAGTTTGTAAAGTTATTTAGTCAATGTATAAATTATACGCAAATAACCGTATAAAAGCAAGCATTTTGATAAAAATAGTTGCGTTATTACAACAAAAAGCCCCGAAGGGCTTATTATTAAAACGCATATGGGTTATAAGTTTTTGCCTTAATGCGAGTTAGCATCAACCGAATGCCGTTGTTCTCAAAAACAAATCTGGCACCGTTGTTATCCACCTTGACTAAATCTTGTGGGCTAAAGCGATTGCGTGTCCATGTGCTATCACCATCCTCGTCCTTCTCCCCATCATACTCAATCTGAACAGTATTGGCAAGTGGGTTACCTTCAAAAACTTCAGGATAAGTTTTAACATCAAGGACTTTACCTTCAACAATCAATGAAATATCATACCGGCATCCTGAATCAAATTCAGGCTTGGTGTTCAGAATTTTCATTGCGTCCTGTGGAGCTTCGTTGTAGCGATTCATTTCTTCAACCAATGCTTTAAGCATGTCAAAGTTAAACTCAGCAAACAGGTTAGTCAATGAACAAATACGCTCAATGTGTTCTTTGTGTTTAAGATTATCCTCGCAGTATTCAACGATAAATTCTTGTGACAATCCAGTAAAGTCAATCATGTAGAAAATACGACCAGGCCGATTACGCATGTGTTGATCAACACGCCACTTGTCATTACAAGTTAGAATAAACAATTTCTTACCTGAGTACACGCCATCAAGTAGGGTAAGAATAGCTTCTTGCTCATCTTTGTCATAGACTTTTTCAAACTCATCAAACAGAATAATACAAGGTTGACTAATAGTTTGTAGGAGCGTATTGAACTTCTCGCCTGTAAACGCATCGTTAATAACGATGGTTGGTACCGCTTGCTTAGCCAGCTCAATGCTGATCTTTTTGCTTAGTAATGTCTTCCCCGACCCTTTTTCACCTGTAAGCATAACACCAGTAGAACCAGGACGTTCCCAAAATGTGTTGATGATACGATCTGTGTTTTTAAGTGTATCACCGTAAATCTTGCCTGATACATTAAAGCTATCAATATGTTCAAGATATAAGTTTTCAAACATGTCAATCTTGATTACATAGTTACCGGCTGGTAATGTAGAATGAATATCTAATGCTTCTTCTGAAGCTACTTTGTAGGTATTGCCTGATTTTAAAAAGTGTGCCATGATTTTCTTTGTGAGTTTGAATACAGTTATTATAAGCTATATGAGGAATAATGTCAATGATTTTTTTATAAAAATAGGGACCGAAGTCCCTATTGCTATTTTCTGTTACTAGGTATAACTACCCTACGCCAGTGATTAAACTGCGAAAGTTTCGGCTTTCACTGAACTACGAGCAGAGAAACGAATTCCTTTGCTTGCTGATACAGTTACTTCGCCTTTAGATGCGTTTGCGTCTAGGTTTTTTCACTTTTAACGTCTATCTGGTGACGATCCCCATAAGTGTAGCTCAACCCTGTCGAATCCTTTCATCCCCGTTCAAAACATACTTTATTAAAATATGCTTCAAACGAAGTGTGGTGGAGATGGCGGCATACGATAGCCGCGTCCAAGATAGTATTTCACCTATAGTTGCCATTACTGGCAGATTCTTTAATTCAAAATCATTCTATTTTTTCTTATAGCATATTTTGAACCTTTAATATATTTATCTCGCCTATCATCTTTATACTTACCTTCGTCTAGATTCAATAACCAATTAAATGGATGATACGCAGTAATACCAAAAATATCAATAAATTTTGATTCCAATGCAAGCGATGCTGGTTCATTTAGAGATTCTTTTACCTTAATTACTAATATTTCTTTGTTAGTTTTAGCTATCTGTTGTTTTTTCTTGGCATATGAATCATTTCTGGTAGTATCATAGCATCTATCACCAATTCCTTTACCAACGTAAAAAGGCTTAAATTGTAATCCTATTTGAGCAGCAAATAAATTTTTAGAATTCTTTGTAGCCACAATTGGTATATTTGGGTCACAGTGAAAATAAACATAATATTCACCTGAGCCAGACTCTCCGTATATAGATGAGATATCTGATTCTAATATAGCGTTAAACGATTCAAAAATTTTTTCTTCGCCTCTTAAAGTATTTGATATTCGTGGCTCAGGTGGTGGCTTTAGCATAAGTTCTTCTTTGATTTTTTTAAGTTTTCGAATCGTTTTATTGATTGAATCTATTTCTGTTTCATTAAAATCTATTTTCATTAATCTTCACATAATTCTTATAATCTATGGTAGGCCCTCTGAGATTTGAACTCAGGATCTCGCCCATTATGAGTGGGGTGTTTTCACCGCTAAACTAAAGGCCTATTTGTTACTAGTCACTATTATAACCACATTAACTATAATTGTCAAGAAATTTCTTCATATCGCCGTACAAATTGGCTAACATAGCTTCTTTACTATCAAACAGTATTAAATCAACATTGCGTTTATATATGTGTAGATAATACGGATGTTTTAATTTGTGGTCTAAATCTAGTAACATCTTTATACTTACAGAAGGTACATTTAAATCAACAGTATAATGCTCTAGTTCTAGATATTCACTGAATAATTCATAACCTTTATTGGTTAGCCGAAATCCACCGTCATTTCTAAGATTTCGCCAGATATCACTATATAACTCATCTATGTTTAAATTTTTATCAAAAGATAATATTTTTGCTAATTCTGTAGTGAGAAAAAGTTTGGTAGACATATTAATGTCTACGGATATATTTTATCGCCATCTTTCAATAAAATTACTGAAAACTTATCTGTTTTAAATTGAGCGTTAAGTTTCTTGGCAAGATTGATGGCATGTCCTGGATTGCTAAAACTTACTTTTTTATACTTTGGACCTGGATATTGTACTAGTATATTAGAAGTTTTAATATTGATAGGATTGTTCTCATAATAAACAGCCCATACTCCAACCGAGGCTAAAATCTGCTCGGTCTTGTATGTCTGCTTATTGGTAAGTTCAGCAAGTATTTGTGGCTTAGGTCTAGGCATAGTATATTATTTAGCAGTAATATACAGAGATTAAAATTTACCTCCTGACAGTTTAATCTCAATAACCTCTTCTTTTGGTGTCTGTATGGCAGCTTCTTTAAGATTTCTAAGCTCTAACAGCAGTTCAGTTAGGTCAGCTGCCATTCCCTTGGCATCTTTCATGGGCATGACAAAATCTTTGCCACCTCTTAGGTCATTACCACGAACTCGTTCAATGAACTTTTGTAGATGTATACTCAATGTTCTCTCTTTAAAAATTTTGATAAATTAGGTGGTGTCCAGCCTTCTGGCTTGAGAATTTTTCCATCTTCTCTGCGCCGAACTTTACCCAACTTTCTATCAATCTTGGCAAAGTTGGTGGCCATAACTTCACGCCATGCACCTTCGCCATCTGCGCCCATGCTATTGATAGCACCAGCAACAACGACCATAATGTCTATTAGTGCATCAAGTGTTTCAACTTTATCACCTGCAGCAATAGCTTCTTGTAATTCTGTATATTCTTCAGTAATCAATGTTGTGTACATTCTGAACTGATCGTCGTTCATGCCTGTGATGGTTTGTTCACATGCTGTCATGAATTTGTCGCTGTCGCGGAATGGATTAGTCATTTTAATTTTCCTGGGGTAATTTGTAAGTAACTTTTTGTGTATTAGTATTACCAGTCATCGGAGATGTCAATTTAGGCAATGTTCCTCCTAACTCTAACACTTGTTTTCTTAATTCTGTAATTTCTTGCAAGGCTGCTATGTACAATGTTGTCCATGGTGGCCCATAGTTGACAGCATTTTCTAGTACATTAACTATGTCTTGATCTAGTATATTCTTTACTGTATTCATATTCATTTAGGTTCTGCCTCTTGTTTAGTATGAAATGGTCCCTGATAAGGGTATCGTTTGAGAACGATTAGTTTAGGATCTTGTTCTGCTGTCCAATGGCGACCTTTCTTAACGGTGTACCACCCGGCAGCGTACCAAGATTTACTTTTTCTTGTTTTAGTATATACAGGCAACTTTTGCGGAACATCCCATACTGGATTGTATACACGACCAGCTGCTTGATAACCATGTACAATATTTGAAGTTTTCTTCTCTGGCTTTGGGATAGTTTCAAAAGTAACATTGATATTTCGTTCAACTAATTTAATAGTTTTATATTGTGCTACTACTTGATTATTGATTTTAACTTGAAATCCACCATCACATGCCTCAATGTTGCCAATCTTGTTATTATTTTCCTGTAATATCCAAAACTGTTTGTCTACTACTGGTTTTGCTATTAATGTCATTCTTTACTCCTCTTTTTACATTCTTCTATTACTGCTTTTGGAAAATCTGGATGCCAGTTTCCGATTAGCATACGGCAATTATATTTTACGGTAACACGATCTTTATCTTGTTTTGCTGCTATAAAAGTTAATGCTATTACGAATACCAACACTATTAATGACAGTACTCCAAACAAAAACTTAAGCATCTAATATTCCACTATAAGTTTTGTTCATCCAACCACCAAACGAGTCAGCATTTTCACTCAATTTAGCAAGATCATATTTTCCACAGAACTGGAGAAATCTAACTCCAACTTGCCCTACATCTTTATTGCTGACTTGTTCTTTAATAGCAGTATCAACTGCCAGCTTAATGTCGTCGGGCTGTGCGGTTAGATCTACTAATTTTACATTACGCTGATAATCATCTAACACACGATGTTCTACTTCGTCTGGATCAGTCCATCGTTGTAACATCATGTTGTTCCATGCGTATCCTTTTTTATCTCGGTCTTCAAAAGCTTCCGTAAGACCAACCTTCGTTTTAGTGCCTTTGACCCTGACCCCAGGGTATGCTGAGAAGATGTTATCCGATGAATCGCCGCGCATACACTTCTCGAAGAGTAGCCATGCCGGATTAACTGGCGCTTTAGGTTCTTTAGTTTTCTTATCGATGACAATCTTTCCTTTATCATTAAATGTTCCTTCTAAAGTTATTAATTCATCTGTTATGCCGTTATATTGTTTGACATTTGGTGCTACTAACTGAACTATGTCGGTATCACTACTGACAACAACATGTTCATCATTGGGATGTAATGCGATCCAACGAGCCATAACATCATCACCTTCTGCTATTGGACATCGGATGACACTACAGTTTGTTTTCTCAGACAAATATTTAGTCAAGGATTCATATGCTTCCCAGAACATTTTGTCTTCTTCTATCTGTTGATCTGTTAGTGCTTTCTTAGCTTCTGCACGATTGGCTTTGTATGGTTTGTAAAAATCTTTGCGCCATGATCGCCCTTCAAGAGCAAACACTACATGATCAGCATTGACCATTCTTGCTACTTTATTAGCAGAAGAAAGAATGATATGTAAACAAAATGCTGTTTTTTCTTCTGAGGAAGAAGCACGAGATGCTATGTGTCTGGCACGAAAGAACAGATTTGCGGTATCTATAAGAATATATTTCATATGCTAAGTATAACAGGTATACAGTATAAGGTCAAATAAAATCGTGTGAGATTATGTAATTTAGTAAAAATATATTCCAAAATGATTTGTTTTCAGACACTAGCTAACCTCACTACGGCCATCACCCATATCTCGTGTTTTTACAACTCGGTTGCTCATAGCTTCATATTGTTCATATGTTTCCAATACTACATTTCTGCATACATTGGTAAACCAACGATCCACAATGTCAGCATCAGTATCATTCTGATCCATCATGTAACCATGTCTGACTAGATCAGCAATAAACTTTGCGTTCCAGTCTAACTCAAATGATCCCATGCCCATGCCATTCGGATCAACATCCATGCTAACAATATTAACATAGGCTTCACCGCGATCAGTGGCTAACTCTTTGGCTGTCTTATCTGGTGGGGTAGGTGCTGCTTGTTCTACTGGTTTCTTTGTAAACCATCTTTTAATCATTTTAAACATATCTATTATTCCTAATGCTGCGTCTGGTGTTAACATTTTACCTGCCACGCCTAAAGGCATCTGCCCCTATGCGACTGTATCCAATGGTTCGTTTTAGTTCACGACGATCTTCTCGCTTTGCTATTCTTTCTTCTTTAGTTAAGCGAGGTCTAACAAACTTCATATGCGGAGCAATATCATTGTCAAATATCTGTGCCATTTGCTTCCATAGAAACTCCCGCTCAGCTAGGGTTGTTCCTGATGACAATTTACTAGCAAAGTCATCACCCTCAGGTTTATCTAGGCCATAATCATGCCGCCATGTATAGCACATACTAGTTATGATTTGTTCTCTTGTTTTCATATTCTCTTTCCCATTTTAAATGACTATTCATTGCTCCACCGCAGCAGAATTTACCATTTACTTTAAATTTAACTCCGTTTAAAGTAAATGGCTTTAGTACACGATCACCATTCAACCAGCCACGCTCACACGTAATATAACCCTCTGCTTCTAGTTGATTGCGTAATGCTTTAAACTCGGGGCTATCTTCATTTCTAATTGAGGTAAACTGGTGAGTACCTTTTAAAATCTTAATCAAATCGTTTGCTGTAGGATTCTCTGGATTCTCTAGATAACTACGTACAGAGTGTATAGATACATCAAACGGTTTTGATTCGTCAATTGTAAAATTCATCAGTCGTTTTTATTGCCAAATAATTGTAACAAATTAAGAAAGATATTAATGAAGTCAAGGTATAGTGTCAACGCACCTGTTACTTCAACTGCTGAACTAGAGTCAACACTAACCATTTCACGAATTTGTTGTGTGTCGTATGCTGTCAAACCAAGAAAGATAATGATAGCAAGTGCGCTAATTACCATTTGCATTACAGTACTGCCAATAAAGATATTAACAACACCGGCAATAATAATCGCAATTAACCCTATAAACATAAACTTGCCTAAACTATCTAAGCTTTGTTTAGTAAAATAACCATAAAAACTCATTACTCCAAACAAGATTGCTGCCCCCATGAAAGCACTAACAATACTGCCCATGGTAAATATGGCAAAGATTGTGGCAAAGCTTAATCCCATTAGTGCCGCAAATCCATATAAACATAATAGGGCAGTACTTTTGCCTGGACTACGTGCCAATATCATCGCAACACCAAATACTGCTACCAATGGAGCAAAGATTACAATCCACTTTAAAATTCCTGTGAAAAAGAATTTTAACAATTCAGGACTAGTGCCAACAAAATAACTGACCAACATTGATACAATTACTGCTAAACTCATATATCCATAGACTCGACCCATTGCGCTATTAACTTCTTCTGCTGACCGATAAGGCAATGCCACAGTATCGGCTTCCATCTGATTTGTATTAAACATAATAATCTCCTATTGTAAAAATCATTTATTCCACCAGTTTTCCCATGGGAATTCAACCTGGCAATCTTCTGTAAACGTATTAATTGTAACAGAGCTATAGTTAATAGCAAGCTCTGATTTGCTCACTTCGTTGTCGTATAGCGTGGCTATACGAGTACTCTTACCCCACACATGATCCCAACGTTCATCATGTCCTAAACAGCCGTCTTCCCAATCCTGTTTAATCCAATTAAATTTACCGCCTGTGTAATTGATATCGTTAACGATAAGAATTTGCTTTGGAGAATCTAAATAGCCATACGCATCTTCAGCCATCCATAAGTTAGATTCACATTGGGTGTCGTTATTATTAATCTGCAAACGAACTTGTAGAGTTTCCATTGGAACATTTAAATATTGACTAATCAAGGTAGCAGGAACTAGTCCACCATGGGTAAGCCCAACTACATAGTCAGGCTTCCAATTATCTAGATGAATTTGTCGTATAATGTCCTGACACATGCCTTCAACATCTTGCCAAGTTACAGTTAATTTTTTCATTGTAAATCCTATAGATTGAGTAAAGTTAAATTGTACACGATCTATAGAAATTTGTCAACTTAAAATTTGCCGAATACCCTCTTCAAAACTCAAAGGATTGTAATCAGGCATAATTTCACGCAGCTTGGTAAGATCTGGACGACGATTGGTCACAGAGCCTGGCATACTAGGTAATTCTTCAAATACCGCGTCAGGGTGTCCTAGTTCATTTGCGATAACACGAACAGCGTCACCAATTGATATTTCACGGTCATTTCCAACATTTACTAGTACACGATTGGCATTCTCAGCGACATATATACTGGCACGAATAGCATCACTTACATGACAGAATGATCGTGTTTCATGTGATCCAATAACTGAAAATACGCCATTTTTGATCTTATCAATTTGATCACCTAAGAAGTGACCTTTCTTTGAATTTTCTCCGTATACATTGAAATATCGTAGCATAACGTAAGGCAATTCAGAATTAGCCAGAAAGTTTTCGCTGGTAATCTTAGCTAACCGATAACTCCAACGTGCGTTATGTATATCCTTAACGAATACGTCTGAGTTCTCAGTAACAGGACTAACGGGATCGTCAGCGACAACTTCAGAGCTTGATGCATACACTAATCGCTTAAGATTTTTACACTTGACAGCAAAATTGAATACATTTATGTCACTGACAAAGTTGTTTTCTAATACCTTATTTGGCATTTTATAAAAGTTAGTTGTGCCATTGATAGCACCATAATGATAAATGTAATCAAAATCACGGGGTAATGATGATAGCCCAATAAATCTATCATTTGCCAACAAATCCATTTTATACCATTCATCACAAGGAGGAATAGTTTCACTGCGGCTATGATTATCAACTGCCCAGACTTCGTTACCTGCCGCTTTAAGCTGATGGCAAAATTCTGTTCCTAACAATCCACTGGCACCTGTTACTAAAATTTTACTCATCATTTACCTTTGCGTTATCATCAATAAGGGCTTGAATCATTGAAAACTCTAGTCCTAAACTTTTAACAAGATTGTTCCATGCACTTGTATCTTTTGGCAAACAATGCCCGCCGAAACCACGAAGGTTCTCATTACACATTAGATAAGCAGGGTTGATACTATCACGTTGAATGATAGCGTTATATACATTGTTGTAATCTACGCCTAGTTTTTTACATACTTCATATGCAATGTTGGCAAATATAATTTGAGTAGCATGATTTACATTGTTAAAATATTTTACAACTTCTGCTTCAGCTGGTTTAACACATGCAACATTCTTTGGCAAATTACCATGTATTGCTTTCATCATGACATAATCTTCATCACGAGTACTGCCGACAATTAGAAGATCATGATTATACATAAAGTCAGCTAATGCTGTTTTTGCACGAAGAAATTCTGGCACTGAGCAAATACGTAGTTTTGGATATTCTGCTGATAAGCGATCACATGTGCCAGGTACTACTGTACTTTTAATACTAACTAGCCCTGTGTATTCAGCTGCGTGTAATGCTGATATAACACTTTCTACAATACTAGTATCACAATCTCCATTTTCAGCTTGATTAGTTGGCACACTGATAAACACACAATCTGTGCCTAAGATATCATTGATTGTTGATCCATCATATGCTGGATCAAAAAAACTCATTTCATGTCCTAGATGATTAAGACCTTCGTATACTGCCTTGCCTACTGTTCCCTTTCCTATAATTCCAATTTTCATTTTGTTTCCTCTGGATACTTCATATCAACTAATTCATTACCTTCAGTTGATGTCATGTTTAAAATTGCTTGCGCTACTTGATCTGGCTCTAGGCAAATAGCTTTAGTTGACATATCTATCATCGGTGTACGAGTTCTTACAGGATTAATTAGTCCTAATGTTATATTAGATCCTAAAAAATACTCGCAAGCTCCTTGCCATACATTATATAGTGCGGTTTTACTAGCAGCGTATAAAATATAGTTCTTTCTTATTGAGTTATAGGAACTAGATCCTACCATGATAATTTTTACTGGTTTAGTGCTTTTATTTTCCATGTAATGTTTGATAATGCTCCAGTTAGAGCCAACATTAACGTTCATAGTTTTAAAATGAGTTTCTTTATTGGTATCGTCAAAATGCCCGACGCAGTTAACAACCACGTCAGGCATAATTTTTCTTAATAACTCATCTACTTGAGTCTGACTTTGTATCCATTCAAAGTCAATTTGCTTACTACTAATAGAATATACTGTATATCCGACTGCAGCAAAGGCAGCACAAGTAGCACCACCTATACCACCTTTACCGCCGAATATAACTACTTTCATTCTGGAATAATAGAATCAACTCTTACTGTATCTGTTTCGTAATCTTCGCCGCCACGAGGACCTTCAGCAAAGGCTATAAAAACACATCCATGCTCACCAGATTTCATAGTATGAATTTCTTTTGGATCACTGATGATAAAATCTCCCGGAACAGCTTCATAAACTGAAACTGGTTCTGATTTATCTACGGGCTGAGAGTAATAAGTTAATCCACCAGCTAGAATATATGTATATTGAATAGTATGGTTATGATAATGGTTACCACGTACTGCACCTGGATTATTACTGATGATGCAGCCGTGATTAATAGACTTCTTGTAAAAGATATCTACGATAGATCCACGCTCATCATTGAATGAGCCTAGACCAGGTTCTGTGTTGATAGCAACATTGTAACATTTCATTGTGATATAAACCTTGTATTTGGATTAATTTTTAGTAACGCTTGCTTTAGTGGTTCACCGATGTTCCAGCTTAATACTAACGCATATGGTTTCTCATGTAACGCAAACTCTTCGTCACCCTTAATAGGAATACGTGACAGAGGAGTATACTTACCTTGTTTGAACTCACTAGCATCAGTAATACAATGCAATAGAGTCTTATCTAGTTTGTGCCAGTTGAGCCAAGTGTTAGCCTTAGCAGCAGCACCTACACCTATAATAACAGCATCTGGTTCATCTGCTAGGATTTGATAAAATTTGCGAAGCCATTCATTACGTTGTTGCTCAAATTTTGTTTGTAATTTGCTATAAAATTTATAGTTAAACAAACCCATTGCTGTTTCTTTTTCAATGGCACTTTGAATTAACGCTGGCATTCCGTTACCGGTATCCATTTTAGCAATAACACGCAGACTTCCACCGTGATAATCAACCACATCGTAATCTACAATTGTCATTCCAACTTGCTGTAGCAAATTCCAAACACTCTTAACAGTAAAATAAGAAATATGCTCATGGTATACCATGTCTACAAAGCGACCACTCTCAACCATACTTGCCCAGTATGGCACTTCAAAGACAAACAAACCTTCTTTGTCTAATAAATGGGTAACGCCAACAGCAAACTCAATAGGATCATTGGCATGATTGAATACGTTATTAGCCATGATCAAACTTGCTCGTCCATGTTCGCATTCTAGCTTATCAGCTAATTCAATGTTAAACAATCCCTTGACAGTGTTAACACCAGCTGCCTTGGCAATCTTACACATATCCTTAGACGAGTCAACACCTAATGCGGTAACGCCATCTTCTTGAAATTGTTTAATTAGGTAACCATCGTTGCTGCCGATCTCTACAACTAATCCTTTAGGATTAAATTTGCTTTTGATAGTAGTGGCATATTCGTCCCAGTGATCTCTTGCTGTCTTAGAATTGGAACTAGTATAACTATAGCTGTATAAGTTATAGCGATCCTTGGCATCACTGGCATAACCCAGTTGAATGCCACCTGATTCCGAACTTAAATATAACTGGAGCGGGAATACAGGCTCAGATAAATTTAATTGATTTTCAGCAATGAATGTATCAGCATATGCATGTTGTCCAAAATCTAAAATCTTGGTTACTGGAGCATTGCTGATTACACATTGCCATAAATGTTTACTTTCTGTAATTTTACTCATTATCGTTTTACCGGTGTTTGTGTCATTTGTTTGTTGATATCATTGGCCCTGAGTTTTTCCCAGGGGTCTTGTTTTCCTGCTTTAACATTATTCCAAAATGTAAGATCTACATTGTTAGATTCTAAATAGGTAGCAATAACATTAGCATCTGCTATTCTACCATTGCCATACGAAAAGTGATGAAAGTCTAGTGGATTACTAGGATTCCCTTCTAGTATATCACGTTTTTGATAAGTTATGTCATTATTATTGCCAGTTAAATCATGTCTATCATGTGTAGCATAAATTTCTACAATTTCCATAATGTCTAGCATATAAGCAATTTGGCTGAGTTCAGCGTCAGTCATTTGATGGCGAGATACAAATCCAAATAAATCATACCATTCTTTAGGATATATAGGAAAAATTGAATAAGGATGTTCGCGGTGAACATGAATCTTAAGTAACTTAAATTGACCTGTATGATTAGTTACAATTCTGTCCCATCCTGTAGTTTCCATGAGCGCATCATCATTCCATACGAATAACCAATCGGCATTTGCCTGAGCGGCTAATCCGTTGTAATACCTATTCAATCCATTATAGCCCATAGGATCAAATACTACTACACTATATGCTACACCTTTATCTTCTAACCAAGGTTGGATATCAGTAGAGAAATATTTTAATCCCACTTCGTCGTCATTGTCAAATCCCAACAATAGTTGTACTGAATCTACATCAAGTGCGCGATTGAAGATACTGATAATACTAAGTTTTAATGCTGTAGTTCTAGCTCTAGTTGGCAATAATACCGCTATTTTATATTCATTTGTGGTGCTGGTCATCTCTATCCTTTTCAGTTGAACTATTTACTGAATAATATCAGTAGTTAATAATTTTATTAACTATCGTGTACAAAGTCATCGACGCAGCATTTCCATTGAAACTAGCTGCCCCACAGCATGGGCAACGTCTGCACCTTCTGGAATAACATGAGCTACGATATCCCACTCACGTTCTTTTTTATCCCATGATTTAATTTCTAGGACGCACCCACCGCGAGCAGGCAGCATAGCAAATTTAACAGCCTTGTCCATATTAATTTCATGATCATCTACCTCATTACTTGACAACTTTATATCTGTTTCTTCTACGTATTGTGTATCCTTAAACTGATCACGTTGTGCATCTGCTACCCATTTAAACAGTAATTTTTTAGCCCACTTCATTGTAATTTCCTATTATTGTCAAGATTCATTATATGTTTTGCGAATTCTGGATCTTCCTGCATCAAATCTTCTAGATTGACTACATTAGCCATCTCTTCAATTTCATCCCTAGTTTTACCTGCAAACTCTGCTTGAATGTCTGTCATGAGTTTTTCAAGTTCTTCTTGTGTACCATCAAAGTCATCAAAGCAGCCTGGCTCAAAGATAACTTTAATTGGTTTGACTTCTTCATCGTCATCGTCGCCCCAATCAATTTCTTCACTATCTTGTAATGCTGCGTATTCTTCTTCTGATAGTGCGTGACTGCTATCGCAATAGCCTTCTAGATCTCTAGTACGACCACATCCACACTTGGCAAAGTTTTTAATCATTGGTGTCATTTATTTTCCTCGGTTAATAGTAATATAATATCAAGTTGCTCTTGTGCGTGTTTGGCAGAAGCAAGGGCATCTGCTACTGCAGGTTTAGTTTTAGCTAATTCTTCTGCCCTATGTTCTTGTGCCATTTTCTTATCGGCCCATTCGATTATTGCTTCTGCACGTTTAGTTAAATTAATTGTTACACTACTACCGTACATACCTGTCCAAGACACGCCAGACCAAACTTCTTGTTGTCCATTTATCACTCTAACCGCACCCTGCATGGGGTTAGGACCAGATGGAACATATGGTATGCTACCGCTAGTAGTTGAAATTTCTATCCATGGTCCTCCTACCTTAATATGATCAATCATCACTATCCTCATCTGGACGGCTAAGAGCGTCAATCATTGCTTGTTTTTCTTTTGCTTTAAGGTCATTGATATCATGTTTGTCAAAACGATATCCATATTTCATAGACGGCATTAGTGCTACTTTTTCAAATAGATCCATCTGTTTTGCTGTGACACTAAAAATGTGACCCTGAATTGATCCATCTACTGAATCATTTTTAAGTTTAGATGTACTTTTACTAGTGCCAGTCAAAGTATTAGTCCACAAATAATACTCTGCGTCAATAGCATTGACAAAATCACTTAATTGAGCATCATCTTTTTTCTTTGCCCAGACAATGTATAAGTTGTCAGAGTTATAAAGACTATCATATTCTTCTTGAGTTGAAGTCCGTCGTTCAAAAATTTCATGTAGCGTTGGCATATAATCGTCGGTTCCTGTTACTACTATTAGTTGGTTAATGGATTTAGTCATAACGTATTGTACTATAACAAAAAGAATGTGACAAGCATTTTGGTATATAAATATTCCTATGAAACGTGCCGTGCTATGTGTTGACAATCCACAACACTTTATTCCTCAGTTAAAAGATCATTCTATAATGATTATAAATCCTAATGCTCCTGAAGCTAGGAATAGATATCTATTAGATAACTCTGACTGGAGTTTATACATTACTAAAGACCAAGAAAAAGTTAGAAACGGCAATGACTATCCTAACGAACGAGTACTTTGGTATACATCAGGTACCACGGGAGATAGTAAGTTTTGTAGTTTCACACAAGCACAGCTAAACAACATGGCTGCTACTATTGTTAGATCATACAATTTGACAGCTAATGATAGATACACCAGCATCATGAGTCTATGGCATGCCCATGGGCAGGGTTTTTACTGGGCAACTCAGTTAGCAGGATGTGAAACTACCTACATTACTATGAAAGACATTAAAACCTTTCCTTCTACTAAATCAACTTTTATAACTGCCATTCCTGATGTACTAAGAGTTATTGCTGAATTAGATTTTGACAATTTAAGATTCATACGCTCTGCTAGTGCTCCTATGCCACACGATTTGTATCACAAGTTAAGCTCAAAGTTTAATGTGCCTATCGTTGAAGCGTTTGGCATGACAGAGGCAATGAGTCACTGTTTCACTAATCCTCTTGCTGGTCCACAACGAGTTGGCACAGTAGGATTGCCAGATGGCATAGAAGCTAAAATTGAAAATGGTCATTTAATGATTAAAGGTTTTAATATTTGTCATAGTGATTGGTATGATACAGGGGATCTAGCTGACCAAGACGAAATGGGTTATTATCGTATATTAGGACGTAGTAGAGATCAAATTAATGTTAAAGGTTCTAAAATCAATCCTGTAAGGATAGAACGACAACTATTACAAAATATTTCCGGAATGAAGGAATGTGTTGTATTTGGAACTGATCGTGTTAAGTGTTTATATGTAGGCACTTGTGATGAAGATAGTATTAAGAACTTCTTAATAAGTTTAGGTAAACATTGTAAACCAGCTGTACTTAAGTGTGTAGACTCAATTCCACTTAGCCCAGCTGGTAAAATATCTAGGGCTTTATTAGATTCCTGTCATTAAGGAACTTATACATCTCATCAGCATACCAACGATATGCATCATCAGTTGGATGTAGAGATTTAGAATCCCACATCTTCATATTTTTAGATTGTCTAAAAAGACTATCTGGATGCACATAATTCCAATCAATCTTATCATAATATCTGTCAAATTTTTTAAGTTTCAATAGAGTTCTGTACCAAACAAAGGTGTACGGTATACCATACGACTTAAGAGTAGACTGAAGTGATAACGCATGAGTTAACATTATCTGATGATTTCTCTCGTATTTTGGTAAAGCATAAAAGTATTCTTTAAAAATTTTATTTTTATATTCGGCATCTTCATCGGATGGCATTACTGCATCAGGAGTATGCGGAAAAATCCAATCTTTTTGCATATATTGATCATGCGGATTTCCACCATTTCTGTCCCAATCAAATAATCTAAGATTATATTTTGTTCTAAATTCTATACGGTCAGCTATATTCCAAGATACTAATACTAGATCATAATTTCGTTCGGTAACTTCAGCCACTACCGCATCATGCATGTATTGATTGCCACAACCTGATCGTGATATATTCACAACTTCGCAATTTAATTTTTGCTGTAGATGATGAATCCAAGTTCGTTGTGTCCACGACTTTGATAGATCAGGCATTACTACAGAACTGCCACATACTAAAATTTTCATTGTAATAAACCAGTTTATAAAAAAGTGGAGGAATAATCCTCCACTGTTACTTATAGTGTGGCGATACTTTTAACTTGATTTACCAAATCTTCTAGCATCTTCAACCCACATATTCTTGGCATTCTTGCCTTGAACAAATTTGTTGTATTGTTGCCACGCATAACTTCTAAAGTTATACAAATCGTTTTCGTTAAACCGATAACCGTACTCTCTACAAAATTCTAAGAATGTACTTAGATCATCTAGAGTTTGATTCGCACGTTCATTAGGTTTGAAAGACAATTTACCCATTTTAATTCCTTTTAATTACTATTGTTAATGTTAATGTTAATGTTATTAGATGAATCTGCATCTAAGACAGTACTGCAATAATTTATTACTTGTTTTGTGCTGGGATAGTGTAAGTGTATACAGCTAAGCCTGAGTTAACGATAATCTGGGCAGCACCTTCATCACTAATACGCATAACTTTGTCACCGGTCAAATCTAAGATAGCGATAACAGTTTTGATTGGCCATGGCCATGCTCGTTTGATATCACCAACTATATCATGTTGAAATATGAAACTACCAGCATGTGTGCTGTGGTCACCAAAGAAGAACTTTAAATGTCCATCTTCAACTTTAGCTTGGAATGTGGTTTGTTCTGCGTTTGCTGTTGCTTGCATCTTTAGACGAACAATAGCAGATGCGGTTGGTTCAAACTCAACATTCCACTTAACACCTTTGAATTTAGGTGATTTGATTTTTTCATTGGCAAGTTCAGATGCCATGAAACGATAACTATTTTTAAAGTCACCTGCTTTGTTTTCAAAGTTCATTTGATCAGGTTCGCCTTCTGCTTTGCGACTAATTGACAATTTAGCGTCTTGCTTGTACTCTTGTAAATTCAAAAGAATTTTAAGTTTTTCTAAATTTGGCATACCAAATGTACCAACAAACTCAGGCATTGGATTAATCAATCCACCTTCTAATACTACTGAACGATCTTCAGCGATACCGTTGAAATTTGTTTCTGTATCTGTTCCTACTACCCGAATTTGATTAATAGATCCTAAGCCATTTGTGTGACTGACTAAATCTAAGAGTTGATCATGCATTTATATTTCCTTTGTTATTAAGTTTATTATAGCGTAATACTTCTGATACTTAAAGTATTTTGGCATAATGATAATTATTTTGGCATTATTTTAGCCAATGTTTGTCCACCACGTAATGAAGTTAATGCACCTGGCTTACGTAATTCTAGCCAGGTTTGTGGCCCTTCATCATGCCAACAATAATCAATTTCATAACCTAACGTTTTGGCTAATTCAAAGATTAAGCTGCCTGGTGTATAAGAGCCATCCTTCTTCTCTTCCACCAATTTTACCGCACTCCACCGATCACAATCGTTGAATGTCATCATAAACACTCCACCTGGTCTTAGTTTAGTGTAAATTTCTTCAAGATAACGCTTAATTACTTCAAGCGGTCTAAAATTAAAAAAATGACATCCAATTATCATGCCAAATTGATTATTAGGAATTTTTCCTAATATTTCTTGATCTGAATCTTCTTTAACTGCATATATACGCAATCTTTGTTGATATTGCTGATTGAATTTATTTAATACCGGCTCAATAAATTTATGACTAATATCAACTAGATATAATGGATCATACCCTACCAATTCATCAACGAAATTTGCAAAGCCAGGTCGCAAAATCATAGCAGGATAATGCCAGTCTACATTTCGCCTAACCCTGGCATAAAACAAATCAAGATTAATGTCTGGTTGCCATCTTCTGCCTAGAATATGGAAAGAATCATATATACTTTCATCATGATATGAACTATAACTTTGCTGAAATAGTACTTTTTCTGCTGTTTCAATATCTTGTTTTAGGCTTGCCTTAAGTGTTGTCACTTCATTATCAAAAGAATCAAATGCTTCTTTTATACCATAATGTTTATTCACAAACTTATTAAGATTTTCAGATGAATGATTATCAACCAAATATAAAAATTTATCTAGTGACGCATTTGCCTCTTGATATATAGGAGCAACTGATAATTTTTCTAGTTGATTTTTAAAAAATACTAAATCTGTTACTGTCATTTAAAACTCAAATAATGATTGAAATGTGTTTTCTGTATTAGTGGCACTTGCTAAATCCCAGTTTAGAACGCTTAATAGATTATCAATTTTTTGATCAACAATAGTTGATTCCATTAAACTATCATCAAACGGCAGTTCTTTAAACCACGGTGGCAATCGTTGTTCATCAGTAGGATAACCAATACTACTCCATCCTAACGGATTTGCTTTCAATTTACATACGATAGTTTTCATGCCATCAACTACTTGCATACTGTAATTATCACCATTCATCTTACGCAAATTATTCCAGTTCAGTGCAGCACGAACGTGTCCAGGCAGATTAGCTTTACCTGCTGCTTCTTCCTTCTTGGTGTATGATGTTAGATTATTCACACGCTTAGGTGTACCTTTTTCCCATGCCGGCCGATCTTTGAATTCAAGTTTAAACTCAAGTATACGTTCAATAATCTCTGCTCGTTCAGTGCCAGTAAGAACTTTCTGGAGAATTTCGTACAAAAACTCTTGAACAACCTTTGGAGTATCGCTGCGTTTTAGATCTAATCCAATTGCTTTTAATTTGCCAGGTTTGCCATCTACATCTAAACGGTTACCTTCTAAGTCATAAATTAATACAGCATAACGTTTCTTAGTAATGAACAAACTGTTTGATGCTACTAATTCACGGCCTGCTCTAATTAACTCACCTGCCTCGCGAGGACAATGAAATGCTTGTTCCATGAATGCAGGAAATGAATTGTTAACTTGATCAGCGATATTGTCATACAACTGAATACAAATTTCTTTGTTCCATTCCATAGTGCCCTTGGCAACTTCATCCTTGATAGCAGGCCATGCGGTGAAGTAGCATGAGTCTGTGTCGCCGTATATGATAGAATCACCTAAGTGATCTTTTTCACCTAAAATACACTCATTGATGTACCCTGCCATATGTTTAGCAATGCTTCTGCCACACAAAGTAGTTGACTGTCCAATACGTTTATCAAAGAATCGGCAATGAGGATTCAAAATAGCACCATATAAACTATTAAGATTAATTTTCTTAACTAACTGTCGTTTGTCCCAGAAAGCAATTTCTTTTGGATCTGTTGCTGCTTTTTTCTTTGCTTGTAGTTCTTTACGTTCTGAATACCACCGCTCTAGCAACCCCGGGACTACACCCTTGCGCTCATATGTAACAATAGTGCCGTTTGCTGTTAACATCCACGGTTGATTACTATTGAATATCATATTCCAAATTTCAGCAGCAGAGTGAGTTGATTTATCTCCATCTTGCCAGTCAATAGTAATTTCTATGCCACGGTTTTGTTCCATCACAGCAGTATACTCAAGAGAAGAGAATAAACCTTCCCATGCTACCGTTGATGTTTTGCCTTGATCTATAATATCGTTGATGTATTTGTCTGTCATTATTGGTCTTAACTGACCTATAACAGTTTCCATTCCCATATTCAACGCACGAATGGCAGATGGATACAAACTGTTAATATCAACAGCTCCAATCCAAGGATGCATGCCTTTCTTTGGAAATGCTACATAAGCACCAGCTGCTGCTGTGTCCTCTTGAGTTGATTTTGTTCTACGATTAGGCACAACTAGTCCACGTTCATGTGCTTCATTGATAATAGCTTGCTCAGTTACAGCAACAGCACCCATGGTAGTGGGTATTAGTACCGTATTTGCGTGGGCAAGTTCATTTGCCAAGTCCATCAATTTTAACTTAGTGTCAAGCTTGTTTAGAATCATGGTATCTTGTCTGTTATACTCAATGAACTTTTTAAAGTTTTGATTATACAGCTGATCTAATGTACCCTCATATTGTGTTTTGTGTTCACCAAGCTCATACTCAGCAATAGCATCTAAACTATAGCTATGTCTTTCTTCGTATGTATATTTGCGATACAATTGCATATAGTCCATATGAATACGACCAACTAAGTCATATGTCGTGCTGGTAGCGCCGTAACGTTCAAAGTCACGAGCTTTTGGATGTTGATCCCATAGACAAAATCTACGAGTATCATCTTTGCTCAGTACACGGGTAATACGATTTACTGTATATGGAATATCGTATCCCTCACTGTTCCATCCTGATAATACATCAGCATCTTCAATAAAGTCTAAGAATGTCTTGAGCATCTCTTCTTCTTTGTCAAATACAATAGTATTTTCAAAATCAGCAGCAATTTCTATTGCTGTTTCCATACTCATGTGCTTAGGTGGTATTACCAATGTAACTAACTGTTCCATCCATTGTAGATAAACAGAAATAGCGGTAATAGCATTGAACGGATCTGATGTAGGTGAGTATCCTTTTTCTTTATGAAAGTCTACCTCAATATCAAAGAATGCCACATGTAATGCGGGTGCATCTTTGTTTTTATAGTTTTCTTCAAGACAACGAAATACGGGGTTGATATCTGATTCGTACAGTTGCTTGCCTTGGTGCATAGCTACTTCTTTACGAAACTCTTTTAAGTTTCGCGTTGAGAACCTAGCTACAGGAGTCCCATAGATTGATTGGAACTTACCCCTAGGATCATCGTAATAGTAAATGTAGTTGGCAGGATATTCTTTATAAACTCGCTTGCCATCTACTCGCTCTACTATATGTATACGATCAGAATCCCGCGAATATAATGCGTCTACATAACTCACTTACAGAGTTTTTCCTGTTTGTGTTAAGATAGTTTCTAACAAACTATGATCCTGCTGTTCTTTGCCAAATTCAGCTTTGTGTGCTAAGCGAATTGCTTTTTTAAGAATGCCTGGTTTGATATCAAGCTCTTCTGCCACAGCCTTAATAGTGTCGTTTAATCCACCAGTAAGTGTTTCAATTTCCATCATAACTTGCATACCTTCGTTAATCATGGCTTCTAACTTTTTGGTTTGCTCACCTGAAAATGTTCTATCTGACATGTAATTCTCCTGTTGTAAGTAACTATTATAAACTAATTATTACTTTATACAATAGAAAATGGTGAAGTGAGGGTTACTTTATCCCTCAGCTCACTACGCGGAGCAGTTCAATTGCGCGGACGCCTTTACCGCAGCATCAAACGTCCCTAAGGCAGGGTTCTTTAAGTGGGTGCGTAGGGATTACGTTTGTAATCACTATCATCACCCTCTTCTTGCTCAGGATATACTGGGTAATTATCCATTATGCGGTTCCCAATTATAATCGACATTTACAACAGATTTATTTTGCTGTTTGTAATATGCTTTAACATCAAATTTTTCATCTTTGATCTTAATACGACTAGTATCACCATCATCAAAATGAACGGTCCAGATGTAATATTGTCCAGGCTTTAAGTCACCTTTGCTTTCAGTTAACAGACGATTGTATACTCGCTTTGCATTTTCATACACAGCTGGATTAGTAATAACATTATATCCAGATGAAACTGCCCAGGTCAAGAAATTAGATGATTCTGAAAAATCAAATTTACCCTTATGTTTGAGATTGCGAGTTAATCCTTTCTTAACATCTAACGCTTTATTTTTGTGAGATCCAGTGCCTGGGCCTGCTGTCTGAGCACCTTTAGCAACTAGATTTCTTGCTTTAGCACTTGCTAGATTATTGTGATTAGTCATGCCTTTAAAAGGATCTGGAGTTTTCATTTTTATATCTTTGTGCTGTTTCAAATTAGTCAATGGATCAGACCGTACTTTCATATTGCCTGCAATCCCCTCTCGTACATTTCCCTGTTGGATCATTTGTTTGATAACCTCTTTGGCGGCATTTGCCGCCCTTTGGTCTTCCTCGTGATTTTTAGGATACTTTTTGAGCATAGCCTGTACTGTTTCTCTCCACTTGGGATGATTATATATTTGAGAAAGGGAAATTTCACCGGGTGCATATTCTTTAGGCTTCATTTGGCCGGACTGAATTGCCTGGGTGATTGCCTGAGTATCTTTAGCTATTTGGTCATTGGCATGAGCTCCGCCACCCCCAAACGCAGCAGCACCAGCAAGTGCCGCTCCGGCTAATTTACTTTTCCATCCTTCTTCCATAGGTGGAGCAATTTTACGTTTTTGTAACTCTTGCTGTAGTGCTTGTAATTTGTTAGGAGCACGAGCAATGGCATTACGAATATCACCTGCTACACTTGACGGTAATTTTCTTAATACATCATTAACAATTTCTTCTGCATGATTTCGTTGCTTTCCTAATAAGGCATCTTTGCTAGGAGTATCTACAGTAGCAGGAGTGCCGTAACCGTCGCCTTCATCATCATCGTCACCTTTGCCGTTGAGTAACTTATTAATGAAATCTTCATAATCGTGCTTATTATAAACCCAAGCCTTAGCATTCTTTGCTAGTGCTTCTGCGCCCATTTTGGTACCCATTCTAGCAAGAATTTCAGGAAGATCCTTATTGATTTCACTAAAACTCTTAGGCATGACAAGATTATCTTTTACCATTTTGCCACGAAGGAATTGTTTTAATTCAGCGGCATGTGCAGGACTTTGTCTAGTTAAGTCATACAAGTCCGTTTGCATTTTATTAACATAGTAAGTTTGAAACCAACGACTGCCAACTCCAGCTGCTACTAAACCAAAACGCTTTAGATCACCATTGTTGTCATAGTAACTTTTAGCCATCTTCTTTAATGTGGCATATAGACTAGTGATTGGTTCACCAATGTCATTGGCAATAGCTTTGACAGTAGTGTTTAAGCTAATAGACTCTTCCATAGATCCAAAACTTTGTCCTGGACGTGGAGCACCTTTTTGTGTGCCTTTATAATATCCTCCAAATTTAGCGCCAGATGAATGATGGGCTGCGCTAGCCATATCATCTTCTTTTACATTTTTTTTCTTGTTTTTATTATCTAGCATGCCACGCTTGTTAGCTGTAGCCCATGCTATGTTTTCAGCATCTTTAGAAGATTTACCAGCTTTTTTTTCGCTAGATTTAATGTGTTGAACCATGCGATCAACTTTGGCACCTTCCGACACACCTTTTTTCCTAATACTGAGTGCATCAGCAGGATTTCCACCACCAAACATATTATTAAACGCATCACGGGACTGCTGCTTGGTATCAGCTTTTTGTTGCTTAGCCACTACTTTTTTACCAGTGATACCCTTAAGCATCTTGTCAAACTTTGGATCGCCTGTAGCTTCAGATACACCATCTTCTTTCATTTTATCCAGCTTGTCTTGTGGAATTCCTTTTCGTCTGAGATAATAGTCTCTCATTTTTTTATCATTCTCAGGGTTATATTTGGCCACCACACTGGTTGGAGTTAATGGCGGAGGATGTCCATTGGCTTTGATATATGCTTTACGTGCTGCCTTTTCCTCTGGACTGCTCATATCAAGACGTCCACCTTCTGTCATACTCTCAGTCTTAGCTGCTTTAAGATTAGCTGCGGTAGGAGCACCCTTACTGCCTGGCTTACGCATACGCTCACCACTGCCATGCTTAATACGATTTTGTTTTGCATGTATATTTGCCCACAAACCAGGTCCAGTTTTGCCTTCATGCATTGTATTATAATCTTGATCAAACCTAGGAGCACGGGTGCTTCTTTGAGTTCTGGCAAGAAAATTATGAACTGGCTCATCTGAGTACCTATCTATCTCTAAGTCATCTGGGTCACCTGGCTCAAAATTATCACCGTGATAGTCATAATAGTCTTTTCCTTTCGACTTGCCTGGGTACTTTGCTGAGAATTTTACTGGCTCTGCTCTTTCAGTAACATCTTCATCATAGTAATTAGGTTGATCCATACGATCTGCATAACCATCTTCCCATCTATCATACTCTGGTGTACCTCTTTGGTACGGATTTGGTACCTGTTTAAATCCTGCATACCAACCCTGCTGATATGGATCATTCATATCAGGGCCTATTCCTTCTGCCATAACATCATCTGGATTAATCATTGTTACTTTTCCATGCTTGCTAGCTTTACGTGATTTTTTAGCAACGGCACCTGCCACGTAGTTAGATAGATATTTTTCTATGTTATCTAATTCACCTGGATTGAAGTGATTAACATCTATCTTATCTATATAGTTGCCTATGCGTGATAGTGTTGCATCTGTACGTTTAGTAGCATTAACGACATCAAGTAATTGTTTGCAGCGATTTAACTGACTAGTTCGTTGTTGTTCTTCAGCTGAAGATATCTGAGGTTTACGTGGAATTTCACGAGTGCGCTCTGGTTTAGCACTAGCAAATGGATTTTGAGCGCGGCCAGCCCCTGACTTATTACTTCTGAAATTAGCCAATTCATCATCAAGTGATTCTGCTTCATATTCTTCAAAGTTAAACTTACTTTTCTTAAATCCAGTTGTAAGAGCATGTGCTTGCCGTCTGTTTACTAAAGTAGGAGTTAATTTAAAGCCTAGCTTGTTTGATTTTTCATCAAGTTCATGTGCTGCGTAATCGTCATGCGACATATAGAAATCAGAATCACGGTCGTAATATTGACCTACTTTAGGATCATAATAAACAACTTTGCCAGATTTTAACCTAAATGGACCCTCAAGTCCTTCATGACTTAGGTCAGTATAACGTTCACGATTGATGCTAGGAACAACCTTATATCCTTCATCAACGTCATTATTTTCAACGCTTAATAATGGTTTAATTCTATTCCAATATTTGTCACTCATATTGCCATAGCCGTGGCTCCATGCTTTTTGGCGGGCCACAAATTCTATTGGATTCATACCAGTCAAACCTGTTTGTTCCATTTTATTGCGCCAGTGTAATCCATTTTGTACTAAAGATGTTTTAAAATACTCTAACATTGCAGCAGGAGTAGGATTATCAGTTTCAAATTTAACTTTACTTTTGACTAATGGGTGAGAAAATCTTGCTTCCTCAACATCTTTGCGGTTACTTTCAAATAGATCAAACAAATTCATTATGCTTCCTCAATATAATCAGCAGATTCATCAGCAACTTTCTGTGCTTTGCGATGAGACATATACATTTCCAATGCCATTTCACATTCTGCTAGACTTTTAAATCGTCTAGGTAATTCTTTTCCAGCACGACGAATACGAAATCCAACACGCTCATCACCATGTATTTCAACCAAAACAGCACCGCCGCCACCGCTAAGTCCAACTTCTTCATCAACGGGCACATGCACTGTTTTAACGGGTGCTGACTTCATGCCTTCTGGCAATGTTGGATCTGTTAGCATAGCTGGTGCTTCGCCAGACGCTGGTTCTTGTGTTGGATCTTCGTCTAATCCATAACTTTCCATTTCTTTATTTCGATGCTTAGGCTTTGCTTGTAATGCCAAATCTCTTAGTTCTTTTTTCTTAAGATCTAAGTCTTGTTTCTTTTTAGCAAGTAAATCCTTATCTTGTGCAAGATCAGCTTCAGCAGAGTGTAGATAGTCAGCTAAACTTGACTTAACTTTTGACAATACATCTTCTTCCATTGTATCTTCGGCAAATTCAACGCCACCTACCATAGGCGTAACATCTTCACTAACTTTTCTTAAATTATTGAAAAGCACAGGTTTCTTTTGCTTAGTTTCTGTAATAGGTTTACTATCCTTTGGAGCAATACGCCCTTCTAGGATAGCTAACCTTTCGATTATACTGTACATGTCATTTGTCATTATGCTCTAGATTCCTTCAAAAAACTTGATATCATCCAGATAAACTTGTTTGTGGCAGTTAATCTTTCAGCGATAAAATTAGCAATGTCTTGCTTGTTCTCCTCTTCTGCAGCAGCAAAACATTCATTAAGAAGTTCAATCATAGTGTGAGAATCATGCAATAATTCTTTTAGCATCAATTCAGCACGTGGTATCTTAGTTTGATCCGGTATACGGGTTAATTCATTATAACGGGTAAGGCTGCCAGGAGCATATTCACCTAATGTACGGATTTGTTCAGCAATTTTATCTACTGCTTCGTATGCATCTTCGTAAACTTTCTGAAGAAACTTGTGATATTGATAAAAGTCTTTTCCTTCCACATTCCAGTGGAACATATGAGCTTTTAGGTAATAGCTAAAGTCACTGGCCAATAAAGTTTTCATTAAGTCTGATAGCATCACTTGTTCCGTTTATATGTTTTATAAGAATCCGGCGTATTAGGCGTTGGATTCTCATCATTAGTATATTTAGTGAAAAACAAACTATCTGCAGGAATTCTTTTTTGGACAGCACCAAGTGGAGCAGATACAGTGGCAATGCTTCCAGAACTGGTGGAACCAGATGATGCTTCTTCTTTAAGATTTACCGGCTTATACAATGACATTATACTATCCTAAAATGCGTGTTATCTATAATTTCAACGGGCCCATATTCCACACTTAAATTACCTACTTTTAATTTGGCTAAATTAGGTGACAATAACTCATAATATAGCTTATAATCACCAGGTTCCGCTTCTATCTGTAAATTCTCTTCTAGCGTACTATCAGTCCAAATCCAAGTTCTTTCACTAAACAGTTCGTCATTGACATATAATCGGTAAATAGGACTTAATCCTTCCCATTCACAATCAATATTACTCAGTATGCGGACAAATTGTTTAGCCATACTGTATTTAGTGGATTATTAATTAAAGGTTATTCTGCGGGATATATGTTAATGCCAATGCCCTTTACTTCTGCCACACCAGTCTTCTTTACCTGGGCAGTCTGCTTGAATGCACGATTATATCTATCACTATCCTGTTTCTCTGGATCACTGATAATTTGGTCAGGGTCACTTTTATGTTTTTGTGCCCGTTGTGTTAGATTAGCAGCCAATGCATCTACTCCTGTAAAACGAGCAGCAAACTTTAGTTTTTTCATAAATGCTATATCTTCTGGACTTTCTGGTTTAGTATATGCATTTACTTTGAACACAGGAGTTTTACTTGATGCCCTAGGCACATCCTTGACTGCTGTTTCCCAGCGCAATGCTTGTGGCTCTGAAGGAATATCTAGTCTTTTAAAATATAAACTACTATTTGTTTTTATGTCTTGTACCCAAAAATCTCCACCAACCGGAATTTTATTGGCAAGATTATGAATATTAGAGGTTGCTTCCAGCAGACCATTTTGCATTATGGGACCTATCTGTCTGGTTGCTGCTCTAATAGCTGCATGATCATTTTGATAAATTATCCAACCATTATGCTCATATTTGAAAACTTCAGTATGTCGATGTTGAGTATTTTCATCAAGTTTATTTTTTAAGAATGTATCAGCTAATTCCTTGCACATTTTCTCTATTTTTTCATTTTTTGTAATAAGAATTTTAAAATCATTATCGTCACGATGTTGAGTTGGATCACGATATCCACAATAGGCTATTTTGATGTTCTTTTTATTCAACACTTCTGTGCAAGTTACCTCTTTTATGTCACCGGTATCTTGATTGCACGGACTTAATGTAGTAACTACAATACAGTTAGGTGGTAATTCGCCATATTTTTTTTCATAGTTGTCTATGGCGACTCTTTCGGCATGTATACGCTCATTGCCGTACAGATAGTTTACGCCTGTGGCTAATCTGCCAGTGGGGTCAATAACAGCAGCCGCTACCATGCCGTAAAAGTCAGGTGCTTCTTCTTGCCCCTTGATTACTTTTTCGCATAGATCATTTAATAGACTATCTAGCTTATCACGACTGAATTGCAATTTTGGTTGAGTAAATTCACTAAGTCTCATAATTATTTCATCACCTGAGATAATACTACAGGTTCATTTATATCATTATCTTCCACCCATATATCAGCTTCATGAATGGCGACTGATTCTCTATTAGGTCCTGGAATTAATCCAAACTTATGTATTACTTTATTGTTGCTGCTGAGACGTATTTCCCACTGTGTTGTTGTATTACTATATTCTTCCTGAGATTTAGTGGGAGTTGAGGTAGCCATTTGCCCTCTTTTTGTTCTATTATGCAACTTACGTAACAATGATGCAAACTCTTCTTTGGAAAATTCTCCTGCAACAAATTTACTAAACAAAGCAATGCTATCTGAACTTATATCTGGTTCAGCTATGATATTTTTTTTACCAGTTTTTGGATCTGTTTGTTGCACAGTAGCTGTACTTGTCAATAACATATAAAGTTTTTTAATATATTCTTTTTGCCCTGCATTAGGATCATTTGCTATACTCATAGCATAAGCATACCGCGTTAGTGTATTTTGAATTTTTTTAATATCAGAAAAATATCCTTGATTACCAGCTGAACGAAATTCAATATAATTATCATGAGGATTTATGCTGGTATATTTGTCATATTCATTATTACTATTTAATATATCAGCGGCTGTTTTAATTAAGCCTTGTTTAAAATCTTTCATGGCTTTTATAGCAAGTGCTGACATATTACCTAGATCACCAGCATAGTGTTGTAACTTACTCAATGCTGAGGCTGTATATCTATTTGCTTCTCTTGCAAATTGTTGTAAAATATATTCATCACCTAAAAATAATGCTAGTTTGACATAATCCACTGTATTTTTATTTTCCATTCCAGGCAAACTTACGCTCATATGAAATCCAGTCAATTCATTTGCCCTTGCATTATTTTTTTTAGCCCATGAGAAAAATTTATCCATTATTTCTAAAGTATGTGATAATGGCATAGGAGGAGTAATAATTTCAACTGGCATATCATCATCCTCTAACCAATCTAGTTTCAGGCTTTTGTCAGGTTCAAATATCCAGTCTGTGTCATTACGTTCTCCTTCGTGCGGCTCAGAGTATACTTTAGTAACGACTCCAATCGTTTTGCTTAAATCTTTTGCTAATTTTTTTGCAATTTGTATATTAAATTTACCTTTCTTACTTTCACTTTTTGTATTTATATGTGCATCTCTAAATATTAACTCAGCCTCAAATCCAGCACGTATACCTTCTCCGTTTTTTTTTGCCCATGAACTTAATTTACCTGGACTCATTTTTACTTCTGTTAATTCAGTATCTATTGTTTCTAATAATTTTCCATCAATTTTAAATCTTGCCAATTCTTCGGTCATACGTTTAACTAATCCGTCCGGCCGTAGTTCTTGTGGATGACCTTGACTGTCTGTGTTTAGCAAGAAACTGTTAGCAGCCTTGCCTAATGCGCCTGGTCTGACATCAGCGGTAAGTGCCATTTCAAAGCGTGGATCGTGTGCTTCTGCTGCGGTAGGAATATATCCGGATGCTTCTTTTAAACCTTTCGTCACATCTTGGTCACCGTCAATCATCCATACTTTAGCAGGAATTCCTTTGATGTAATTTGCGGTTCCTAGTCTGGTCTTACCACCAATTA